AATAAAAGGGGTGAAAATAATGCCACCAAAAGGCAAAAAGACAAAAAAAGTTATTGATGATGCCAACACTATACGTTGCCCTATGTGTGGCAAAACATTATCTTTATCAAATTATTATCAAAGTAATTCGCCATTATATGCAAATAATTATGGGCGTATGGTGTTTTGTAAACAATGTGTTTGGAATACATATGATACTTATTTTAGTATAACAAATGAAGTTAGAATATCAGTATATATTACATGTATGAAGTTTGATATACCATTTAGTGAAAGTGATTATGATGGTATGACAAAACAATTAGTAAATGACACTTCTGCACATCCAATGAAAATTTATATGCAAAAAGTTAATTCATTAGGATCTTTTAATAATGGCTTAACAGGTTTTGACCCTAAACTTATTATGGACCAAGAAACAAGTTCTAATGATATAGCTAAAGCATTAGAGAAAGAAGTTGAAGACTTAGAATATAATATAAAATTAACAGAAGAAGATTTGAAAGTTAAACAAGATGTTATTAGGTTAATGGGATATGACCCATTTGCAGGATATTCTAATTTTGACCAAAAGTTTTTATATAATGAGTTAATTCCATATCTTGATGAAGATACATTGGATGATGCTTTTAAATTAAGTCAGATTATACAGTTAGTTAATAATAATAATCAAATAAGAAAAATAGATTTAGTTATTGCTAAGATGAGTAGTGATCCTCAAAAGTTAATTACTAATCAAGGAGAAATTAAGAATCTTTCTGGAACTAAAAATACAATAGTACAAAGTACAGATAAAATTGCGAAAGAAAATTCTATTTCAGTAAAAAATCGTGGTGACAAAACTGCTGGTAAATCAACTTTAACCTATATAATGAAAAATTATAGAGAGTTGGGTTTTACAGATGCAGAACAAGATTATTATGACCAAAAAAAAGCACATGGTATGAAATTGGTTGCCGATATTTCACACAGAAGTATATTGGAACAATTGCAGTTTGATGAAAATGATATAGAAGATATATTTGTAACTCAAAGACAGTTGATACAAACATTACAAGAAAAAGTGGATGATTTAGAAGAAGAAAATAGGCAATTACATGAAAAAATAGGTTTACTCTCTTTAAAAAATGAAGGGAGGTAAACTTATATGGTTAATAAGAGAAGTAAAGATGTATTAAGTTCTCGTAAAATTGAATTATATGAAGCAAACTCTAAAATTATAAAATTTTGGCGAAGAAATCCAATTATAGCATGTGAAGATTTATTAGGTATTAAGTTACTTGATATGCAAAAATGGATACTACAAGAATCTTGGAATAAACCAATGGTATTATGGGCTTGTAGTAGAAGTGCAGGAAAAAGCTTTCTAGGTGCTATAATTATTATTCTAAAAGCAGTATTATATGAAAATCAAGCTATATATATAGCTGCACCTGTAGGAGATCAAAGTAAAGAATTATTTACTAAAATTGAAGAAATTGTTTTAGGAATTGGTAAAACTGCTAATTCTATTGATTCACTTAAAGATATTGTTAGAAATGAAACAGTAAAATCTCCTGCATGTCAAACTGGATTTAGTCATGCTCAATCAGGTTTTAATGTTAGTTTTTATAATGGTAGCGAAATATTTTCATTAAACGGGAATCCAGATCATAACAGATCAAAAAGAGCTACACTTGTATTTTTTGATGAAAGTGGTTTTATGAGTGAAGAAGCTATAACTGCTATGGAAGCATTTGCAGTTCAAGAATCTAATTTTAAAACATCTATTGATAAATCATTCAATATTAAAGCACAAAGAAAAAGATGCCCTACTCAATTAATATATGCTTCTTCTGCAAGTGATGTTGACACTACATTTTATAGACATTATAAGAATTTCGCAAAACAGTTGTTTGCAGGGAATCCTGATTATTTTTGTTGTGATATTCCATGTGAAATACCTTTAAATCCAACATTAGATGGAGAACCGTATCCACCTCTATTAACACAAGATAAAATAGATAGTGCTATGAAAGCGAACAGAGATAAAGCACTAAGAGAATATTATAATAAATTTACAAAAGATGGTGGTGTAAATCAAATAATTAAATGGGGTCAAATTAGAAGAAATGAAACTTTTGTATTGCCAGAATTGCATTATACTGATGGTGGTAGATATGTTATAGCTTTTGACCCTGCAAGATCAGGAGATCAAAGTATTATTACAGTTATGAAAATAATTGAAGATGAAAATATTGGTTATTATGGGCAAATTGTTAATTGTACAAATTTGATAGATATTGCAAGTAAAAAAGGTATTAAGATGGCTTCTCCTGACCAAATAAAAGCATTAAAAGAAACAATATTAGCTTATAATGGTAATGCTCCTGATTATCAAAATATTGATATGTTGTTAATTGATTCGGGTGCAGGTGGTGGTGGTATTAGTGCTTATGCCGATAATTTGCTTGAAGATTGGTTTGATGAGAAGGGTATTAAACATAAAGGATTTTTAGATAAGGAATTTGAGTTGTATGTAGGTTATGAAAAGAGATATCCAAATGCTAGTAATAAGTTAAGATTAATTTCACCACATAAATATCGTACTCAAATGGTAGATGAATTTATTGAATTAATGAGTTTGGATTTAATCAAATTTCCAAAAGAGTATGATGGCAAAGGTTATGTAACATTGCAAAAGCAAGTTAAAGATGAAATAAAATTAGAAACAAGACATTTAACTATGGAAGAAGAAGTTTGTTTATTAAATATGGATATTTTAAAAACTGAAATTACATCTATATATAAATTTGAAAATCCTGAAAAGACAAATAAAACATATAAATTACCGAAGGAAAAAGAAAGAGTTATGAATGATGATAGGTTTTACACAATAATAATGCTCGCACATTATTTATATGAATTAAGAAGACAAAATATTGTCAATAAAAAAACAGATAGTAATATTGATGTTAATCAACTATTTAATTTTCGCAAGCCACAATTATATAAACGGCGTTGATTTAAAATATAAAATTATTTGAGTTAAAGGCAGGTGAAAAACCGTTGAGTGAAAATATGGTTGAAACGACAATAGTTCAAAAACCATTAGATGAAGAACAATTAAAATTTCAGAAATTATTACAGTTTGCTAATTTAGCTAAACTAATTAAAAAAGATTTAAATGAAAATAAAGTTGCCAATTCAACATTTAATAAAACATATAAAAAATTTGATGTTATAAATTGGTTAGCTAATCCAGGTAAATATGAAAAACAATTGCGTAATTTGTCTAGGTTTTTATTTGATAGTTCATCTCATTATAAAAGATTAATTGATTATTTTTCTACAATGTTAACTTTTGATTATGTTGTAGATATTTATAATCAAAGAGACTATGAAATAACTGAAAAATTAAAAGAGAATATTCAAAAAAGATATATTAACATTATAAATAAATTAGAAAATATGAACATGAAACATGAATTTTCAAAATTAACAACAATAGCCTTGATTGATGGAATAGTATATGGTTATGAATATTCTACTGAAAGTTCATATTTTATTGACATATTAAATCCTGATTATTGTGCTATAAGCTCAATAGAAGATGGCGTATATAATTATAGTTTTAATTTTCAGTATTTTGATAATCATAAAGAAGAATTAGATAGATTTGCAGATGAATTTAAAGAAAAATATAAAGCGTATCAATCGGATAAGAAAAATAAAAAATGGCAGGAGTTAGATTCTTCAAAAACTATTTGTATTAAAATATCTGAAAGTGAATATTCTATTCCTATGTTAGCAGGTGTTTTTGAAGAAATATACAATTTATATGATTATAAAGATTTACAAATGTCTAAGACTGAAATGGATAATTATTTGTTATTAGTTGCTTCTATTCCCTACTTGAATGGAAATGATAAAGAAAATAATTTTGCATTAAGCGTAGATATTGCTGAAAAGTATTTTAATTTGATGAATAATAGTTTACCTGATCAGATTGGTGCAATTTTATCGCCATTTAAAACAATAGAACCTATAAAACTTAATAAAAATGAAAAAGAATTAGATACACTTACTCTTGCTGAAAATTCTATTTATAATTCAGCAGGTGTTCCCAAGCTTTTATTTAATAGTGATAAATCATCTGGAGCAGCTCTTAACAAAGCAATTACAATTGATGAAGCGACTATGTTTAAAATATTAAGACAATTTGAAAGATGGATTAATCGTAAATTAAAAGATGAGAATAAAAAAATAAATTTTAAGGTTGCATTTTTAAATATTACTGAATTTAGTCGAAAAGATGTTATTGATAAATATAAAGATGCTAGTACTTTAGGATTACCAGTAAAACGTCATTATTGTGCATCATTAGGATTAAGTCCATCTGATGTGCTTAATTCTATGTTTTTAGAAAATGATATCTTAGGTATTACTGATAAATTTATACCTTTATCTTCTTCATATACACAATCCTCTGATAACAAAGGTGGTAATCCAGGAGTTGGTGATAATACAGAAGAAGCTACAGAAATTGGCAAAGATTTAGATACAAACAATCCTGAAAATAGGAGCTAAAGGAGCTAAAGGAGGTTGATATTTTGTCCTTTATATATTGTTTTGATGAACAAACAAAAAATAAATTATTATTAAAAAAATATAAACTTATAAAACAAGAACCTATGCAAAATCAAACAGCATGGGTTTTTGAATATAAACCAGAAATACAATTTGATATAAAAGATAAATCAAAGTATTTAATATCAAATATAATGCGTTTTAAGGAGGTGAGGTGAAATATGGATATTAAAACATATTCTTTTAATGCAAGAATTGAGAATTTTGAAAAAGTAAATTCACAATTTGCTAAGGTTAAAGTGTATGTGCTTTATACAGGGAAAAATAGAAATCGTTCAATTATAAGCAAAGAGGTTGTAGAAAAAGCTTTATATAGTTTAAAAAACATTCCTGTTGTTGGAGAATGGAAAGAAGAAAATGAAAATTTTGGTGGACATGGTGGCAAAATTGAGATTAGTGATGATGGTATAGAATGGATTGAAACTACTAAACCATATGGTGTTGTTCCTAGTGATACAGAAATTAAGTGGGAAAAAGTAAGAGAAAAAGATGGTTTAACAGAACATGAGTATCTTACATGTACTGCTTATTTATGGTATCAAAGATATCCTGAATTAGAAAAAGTATTAAATGATGGTTCAAATCAGTCTATGGAAATAAATGCAATTCAATATCATATGGATGATGAAGGATATGCAGTATTTGATGAAATAGAATTTTCTGCATTATGCATCTTAGGAAAAGATTCTGATCCATCAAAAAATGTAGAACCCTGTTTTGAAGGAGCAAAAATAACAAATTACACTTTAGATAAAGACCAATTTAAGTTAGAATTTGCAGAAATGTTAAAAGAATTAAAGGAATCACTTCAAAATCATTCCTCATCTGAGGTTGATAATAAAAATACAGAAGGAGGTATTGAAGTGGAAAATAACAACTCTAATTCTGAAAAAGTTGAAGAAACTATTTCAACTGAAAATGAAAAAGAATTTAATGAAGAAAACAAAATTAATGATGATGTTGATATTGAGGTAATTAAGCAAGGATATGAAAAAACAATTAGTGATTTAAAATTACAAATTGAAACTTTGCAAAGCGATTATTCTCAACTTAAAACAGACTTTGAAGAATACAAAAATAATTATTCTACACCTAATGAAGAAGTTGAAAAATTGCGTAAATTTAAACAAGACAAACTTGACGAAGAAAGACAAATTGCTGAAGAAGTAATCTTTGAACAATTCTCTGAATTAACAGGAATGACAGAATTTGAAGAACTTAAAAAGAATGCTTCTAAGTTTGATTTAACAGAATTAGAAGAAAAATGTTATGCAATTTTAGGTAAAAAGAATGCAAAATTTTCAAATAAACAAACATCAAAAAAAGATAAAGTAAAACTTGACTTTTCTAGGAAAAATGATGAATCTAGAGAAGAATATGACGATCTTTTTGAAAAATATCTAAAATAAAATTATAAAATAAGGAGGAATTTTAATATGGCAAATAATTATGGCGTTGTACGTACAGATAATGTTCAGGCTACAAAAACTGGAAAAATTAAATCTGGAAGATATTATGTTAACACTACCCCAACTGCAATTGAAAATGGTAATATCGTAAAATTAGATTCTCTTATTACTGGAGAACGTGAGTTATGGAAAGTTGTTGCGCCTGGTGGTGTGACTGCTGCTAATTGTTATTTAGTAGCAACTCCTGAAATTATTTATGATGAATCTTTAAAATCTAAAGGTGCATTAAGTGAATTTAGAAATGAAGCAGGTGCAAATATCACGCTTATAGGTCTTGAAGTTGGAGATATGTTCTCAATTAGTGATGAATGTATAACTCCTATCAATGACGATGATGATATTCCAGCAGTTGAAAGTTATGTAACTCCTGATAATACTGGTACAAAATGGAAAGAAGTAGCTTCAATACAGGCAAATGAAGTTTTCTATGGGAAGATTGTAGCAAGAGAACTTTATAAAGAAGGTAAATATTTGAATGTAATAATAATGGAAAAATGCTAAATTAAAAAAATAATTTAAAAGGAGGATAATGATTATGGCTGA